CGTCCTATTCCTCGCTTGACAGTATTCGTGGGCCTTCAGATTTTGCTGGGTTTGTTGCGGAGTCTGTCGGTGAGAACCTACCCAACGTAGGTTTGATGGCGCTGACCGGAGGAGCGGGCTCGCTTGCCGCACGCGGTGCTGCTAAGTATGGGGTTGAAGCGGCTGCTGCTCGTGCTGCTGCGCAACGTGGTCTGGCTGGGGAGGCGGCTGAAACATACGCTACCCGACTAGGTAACCGACTCGCTCCCGCTGCCAGATCTCAAGCTGGTGAAACTGGATTTAATGTAGGTATTGGCGCAGGTAGCTTTGGCCTCAACGCGCCTGAAACTTTTGCGGGTATCTACGAAGAGACCGGCGGGGAACTAAGGCCCGGACTTGCTTTTGGCATAGGTGGGCTTAAAGCTGCACTAGACGGTATCCTCCCAGCCCGTTTGATGAAGCAGTTGGGGGCGCGTGGACAGGCAAAAGTAGCTGAAGAGATTGCTGCACGGTCCACCATAGTGCCGGATAGCTTCAAGCTGCGACTAGCTAAAGAAGTTGGCAAGACTGCCGCTACTGAGGGTACAACTGAAGGTGTCCAAGAAGCGCTGGACATCTTTGCTGAGCAAATTGCTGGTGCTCCGGGTGGTATCTCTGATCCTAAGAATGTAGACCGGATGTTGCTGGCCGCTGCCAAAGGCGCGGCTGGTGGTGCGGGTATTGGTGCCCCCGGTGCCCTGATTCAGACCATGCGGGAGACCCCCGCAAAGCAGCCCGAGTACAGTCTCGATGAGACTAAGAAAGCTGGGTCTGTCGGCCCCGGCCCCGCTGAGAATTTAGCGGCGGCAATGGCTAAATTGAAGAACAAAGAAGGTATCACCGAGGACGAGTTCCAACTCCTTGTTGACAACAAGATACTCAAGCCCGAGTCGAGATCTTCGGTAAAATTTGCCGTTCCCAGAGTTGATACAGCTTTAGAAGAACAAACCAACGCGGCTACTATTCAAGACGCTGCCAAAACCGACCAAGTAACTCAAGCTGCTCAAGTTCAAGCCGCTCTTCAACAACGGCAGCAACAAAACGAAGCAGTTCGTCAGGGCGCTCTGGCCCAAGCGCAAGAGGCTGCGAAGCAGCGACAAGAAAGGGAAGTTGCTGATTTCCAAGCTAAACAACGAGCAGCTTCCGAGGCCGCAATTGCTGAACGGCAAGCCGAAGCTGAAGACCGAACCGCAGCCCTACAGGAGCGAGCAAATGTCGAACCCAGTGCAGCACCTGCTGAAAATGTCCCGCCAGCAGTTGGAACAAGCGATGCAGTACCTAGCGGACCCGGAGCAGGAGTACCCGCCGGAGAACCTTCAGCACCTGCACCCGTTCGAGTGGCAACTGCTGAACCACCTGCTCAACAAGCTGGAGTGGGAAAAGGACCACAGCCCACTACAGTAGAAGTAGGTACACCCGCCGAAGAGTGGAACACTCAGTATCGCACTAGCGATGCTGAACCTACGTTTGAGCAACTGCCTCCACATCTGCGCAGGAAGTGGATGGACGCCCCTGCTAAAACGGTGGAGTTGTTTGATTCAATCGTCAATGATTTTGGCGCTGCTGCACCGTTGGCTCCAGAAAGGCCCGGACTTCTCAATCAACCTTATACGTATTACTCGCCCAAAGAGATCGGCATACCCGGTGATCGCCTTGCGTTACGTAAGCTGAAGAACGACAGTCCATTCGCCAATTCGTATTTTGACCGCTCCCGTCTGGCAGACAATCTGATTAACCTTGCGCATGATCGGGTGTTCGGAAACTACACTAAGGCTAGGTCACAAGAAAATCTTGATAAGTTAGATGATTGGGTTCGCAGTAACCTGACCGATGACGCGGTGCGTGGGTATGACGAACAAATAGACAAGCAACGCGCGCTATTAGGTAAAGCTCAGCTTAAAGAGTTAGAGGATAAAGCGTTAGAAAAAACAGCAACGGCAGAGGCGGAAGCAGAAGTAGAAGCTCAGCCACCCCAGCCCCCTGCACCTGTTGTAAAAGCTAAAGCGCCACCCGCGCCGTCACAGCCAAAACCTAAAAAACCAAAACGCCAACAGACCTTAGAACAGTTGGCGAATAAACGTGCTATAGAAGCTGTGGGGCAGGAGACCGCCCTCGAAGAAGATATTCAACGGGCACAGAAGAAACAAACCGAAACGCAACGGATTGCCGCGCAAGCTCGGGCACGTGCTGCTGAAGCAAACGTAGAAAACGAACGGCTGATGCAAAGGCGGCAAGAAGAACTTGCCCGAGCTGCGGGGAAACCAACAGAAGCTAAACCCCAAGTCGCGGAGCCAACGACTTACACCAAACTTCTTTCTCCCAGCATCTCTCGGGAAGACTTTGCCCGCGCTCTTGGTGTGCAGCAACATAGCTCCGGCTGGCTCACCACTAAGTACAATCAAGCGCTGGCTGATGCTGTTACCAAAGGCGATGCTAATGCAGTTATTGAAGCCCTATCGGGCAGCGCAAATCCTATTATTCGTGATATTGCTAACCGCGCTAGAGCGTTGCAGCGTTTCGCTACCGAGCGTGTAAATTTTGTTGTAGACGATGCGGTCTTACGGCAAGAGGAGATGGACGAGAACTACCCGCCTAACAGCGTTGGTGGACTGTTCAACCCCGCAAACCGTACGATCTACATTAGTTCTACCCATGCTGGCAGCGAAGTAACTGCGGCACACGAGCTTATTCACGCGCTGGCTGATAGGACACTGCGTAATCCAATTACCGCAAAGCAGCGCGAAGCTGCTGCTCGCTTGCGCGCTCTGCACAAAGAGCTTGTAAATAAAGCCTTTGCTGTCTACAAAACTAACAATATCAAGGACTTGCCATACGGGTTGCAGAATGTCCATGAGTTTTTAGCAGAGGGGTTGGCGAACCCCGAGTTCCAATATCTGCTTGCGGCTATACCTCATGAGTCTGGTACAGCTTCAATTTGGACAAAGTTTGTCCAAGCAATCGCTGACCTGCTAGGGTTTACCAAACCCAATGCCTTGACTGAGGTGCTGGATATCTACGGCGCTCTTGTAGCGGAAGGGCCATCCACGGCACCGATTGATCAAAGTACGCGCAAGCTCGCCTCGATGGGCATCCCGGTTGATGACCCTGCCACTCCTCTTGCTGATGACTTGCCCAAGAACGCGCAAGTCTCTCCTACGGTATCAACGCCGGTAGCCTCTACTCCGCAACGGGCAACCGCCCGCGCTATGCAAGATCCCATGCAGGAGTATCTTAAAGCCGCTAAAGATAGTGAGCTTTATGTCAACGCGATAGATCAGGTTGGGCGGTCAGCTTTGTCTGTGCAGCCTATGTGGTATATCGCTGATACCGCGCGGAAGCTGGGCTTCCGGCAGATTGGCGAGATTGAAAACTCCCTGCGTAAAGCAGGGGCGATGAAGAACACCTTGCTCAAGCGTAGTTCGGACTTCATGGTCAAAGCATTAGCGATTGCTAAATCTGACCCTGCCGGTAAGAAGGCGATGGACGCCTTCGTGAACCGCGCGTCTGGTCTTGCGATTGATGTGACCCGTAGCAAAGACCCGTCGGCAGAGTTTGTCAAGACCCGCCCTGATTCGGTTGCTGACTACATTTCTCTACGTGCCGAATACGACAAGCTCCCTGCCAAGTTCCAGACCTTAGCGTCCGATCTTGTTAGTCAGTACCGGCAATTCCGTGATGAGTATTTTGAGGCTCTGAAAAAGTCTGTGCAGGATCAGTATCAAGATGACCCCGTTAAAGCGGACAAGATCTTGTCTGGTCTAGATGAGAAGTACAAAAAGTTTAATGAAGCCTACACGCCGTTTGTCCGCATAGGGGATTACTGGATTACGTACGTCAACCCTGATACTGGGGAGAATGTTGCCGAGTCCTACACCAGTCTGGGTGCTCAGAAGACGCGGCTCAACGACCTTAAAAGAGAAGGCATCGTCCACGTCCAGTCATTCAAACAAACGGACTTTAGGAAGTTCAGCTACAAGAGTGGCCCGGTCAATCAGTTCTTTGATGAGATCAAAGCTAACGTGGACAAGGCGCTGCCCATCCACAAGGATGACTCCACTGCCACGGCTGACCGCATCCGTGAAGCTCGTGAAGAAATGAAAGAACGCTTGTATCAAGCGTCTTTGTTGCTGCACCCGGAGTCATCCATGCTTCGGCAGTTTGGCCTTGAGCGTAAAGGCACGCTGGGTTACATCGAGGACACCCTCGCTGCTTATGACCATAAGGCCCCGGTCTACGCTACGCAGATCTCCCAAGTTGCTAACAAGGGTGAGATTGAGCATCAGATTGACAGCGCACGGAAACAGAACGCCAGCAACCCCGACACAAAGATGAGTGACATCATCACGCACGTCGCCAAGGTGGTCTATGGGGTAGACACGATCCGTTCAGATGACCCCATGAATCAGATCGCCAACAACGTGAACCGTTTGGGCTTCACGTTCTACATGGGCTTCAACCCTGCCTCGGCTGTCGTAAACTTGTTGCAGACGCCTACCGTGATGTTCCCACTGCTGGCTGGTGAGTTCCACGGGCTGGGTCAAAGCAAGATCATGAGCACCCTGTTCAGTGCCATGACCAAGGTCATTAGCGGCTCAGTGGGCCAGCAGACGTACGGCGAGAAGTTGGTTGAGTCTGCGGAAGCTAAGATCGACGCCGCTGTTGCCAAGGGTAAGACTCGTGAAGAAGCTATTGCGGCCCTACCCGAGATGGAGCGCGTGTTCCTCTCGTTCCGTGATCAAGGCGTCCTCAACGCCGGTGACCCTAGCCATGACTTTGGTTCGGTAGCGAAATACGGGTCAGGTGAGACTTCCGCATTTGGTAAGGGCGTGCAAGCCTTTACTAAATACTCCGCAATCATGTTCCAACGGGCTGAAGCAGTTAACCGTGAAGCCGGGGCGCTCGCAACCTACCAACTGATGAAGCAGCGGTTGAGTGGTAAAGCGGATATGAGTAACCAAGACAAGTACGACCAAGCGATTCGCAAGGCTACTGATATGGTGACAAGAGCGCATGGAGACTACCAACAAGGTCTGGCTCCTAAAATCTTTTTGAGCCCGACGATGCGCGTCATCTTAATGTTCAAGAAGTTCCCTGCGCACATGGCTGCACTATATGTGCGGTTGTTCAAAGATATGTTTAGCAGCTTGGACCCTGAAGTTCGTAAGGTAGCTCGCATCCAGTTTGCTGGTTTGATGGGGATGTCCAGTCTCTTTGCCGGGACCATGGGGATGCCGTTCTACTTCATCGTTCGGGATTTGATGAATTTGATACTCGATGATAAGGACGACCCATACGACTTTGACTTTGCCTTCTACAACTACCTGTCCGACATGTGGGGCCAGCCTATGGCTAACCGCATTACTCGTGGTTGGTTGGGCGATCTCGGTGGGGATGTTGCTAGTAAAGTGGGGTACGCGAGTTCTCCCCTTTTGGGAGGCACTAAGCAACTGCCATTCATCGGCGGTCTCTTGGGGCTGCGCGACGGCAAGAACACTGCGTCCGCTGAAGATGATCTGAAGAACTATGTTGCTGAAGCTGCGGGCGCGTCTGCCGGTATGGCCCTACAGATTGCACGTGGTGTAGACAAGCTGGCCCAAGGCGACGTGTATCGTTTCTTAGAAGGCGTCACTCCTATGGCCGGTATGCGTAACATTGCCAAGTCCATCCGACTAAGCAATGAGGGTGCGTTGACCACTCGCGGCGAGCCGATCATCGAGGACGTGTCTACCATCGAGACCGCTTTGCAAGCGGTAGGCTTTACTCCGCAGCGGTTGGCCGGTCAGTATCAACTCAACGCTTGGCAAAAAGATACTGAGAAGCAGGTTCTTGATCGCAGGCAGAGCCTCATCAATCAGAAGTTCAACGCTCGTGCGCGTGGGGACTACGATACGGAGGCTGATGTCAAAGCTGAGATCGACAGGTTCAACACCATGAATCCTGAGAAGGGCTTAAAGATTACTTCTGAAACCCTTGCTGCTTCGGCCCGCACCCGTGCCAAGCAGGAAAAAGAAACCAAAGCTGGTATCTACCTCTCCAAGCCGTTCCGTCAACGCTTTGCCGAAGTGCCGGTATACGCGGAACAATAAAAAAACCCCAGCGGCACATGCGGCTGGGGTGAACCCTTGGAGGAGGGAGGAGAGAGACAGAGAGCAATCAGGGCTGATTATCCTCTAAATCTGGTGGAACATCAAGCACCGCTGGGTCCATGCCCGCTCTTGCAAGATCAATCTCTAGCGCATCAACCGCCGTGGCGATAATGTGCGTACCTTTACTAAGCCGTTTCTTGACATTCTGCAAGTAGATACCGGCATCCCCCAGATCCTTAATCACGTCCTTGTACGTCAACTGCTGGCGCGTGCAGAAGTCACGCATCCCCCGCGCAGATATGTACATCCGCTTGGTGTCAGGCTCGATACGCACTATCAGGTCGCTACGGGGTTCACGTATCGCTGCTTCAGGTAGCCCCGTCCGTAAGGTAGAATTCTCGTTAATGATCAATATGTTAGCCATGTGATCATTGATAAACTCACCCAGCGTGGATACGGCATCCCGACTCTTGAGGTTCATCGACGATTGCATCCGGCTAAACTCGTGCAGAGTCCACTGGTAGATCCGGTCAAAGTCATAGTCGATCAGGCCCAAGTCACGCGCAATGCTTCCACCGGCTAGGTTGCAAGCCACCGTCGCAGACCAGAACCGCTCCCGGCCCGTGTACCCCAGTGCCTTGTCCAGCCGCTGCTGGATGCGCTCACGCAAAGCGATAGCCTTATCTTTATTAGCAACCACCCACTGCATATATGGGATTCCGGCGTGTCCGTAGTTCTCGGCCAGCTTGTTAAATAATTTGTCAGCTTCTGTCTTATCTAGATTGCCAGCACGTTCAATCTTGTACTCAATAATCCGCATAGACTCCCCGTCGGGGAACGCCTTCAATTGCAGCAGCTTGTCGTAGAGTGATGCGTTGGAAGAGGACAGTAGGATCATCGACCAGCGGGTATGATTAACCCGCTCAGAGTTGGACTGACTCTGCATCCGGTTCTTACCCCGGCCATGGGTGACGGTGTACGAAGTGTCTGAGATCAACTCAGACTTCATGTTGGTTACTTCATCCAGTGTCCCAGCAATGTTGGACAGGACTCCCATGCGGTGAATCCGTGCGTTCTGCGTATCGTCCGCAAGCATCATCAGATCGGTCGGATGCCCAAAGACAGAGTTGCACATGCCCAGAATCGTAGACTTGCCGGTTCCTGATTCGTTGTTTAGCAAGTTGATGATTGACCCACGGTGTCCCGTGAATTTGAACAGTGGGCTACCGAAGGCAGTACACGCAGCGAACGCGTGTGGCTCAAACCCCGGCCTAGCATATATATTAAAGATATCTCGCCACTCTTTCAGTGTGCCCTTCGGCTCAAACATTGGAGTGACGTTCTTGGTCTGCACGGACGGTGGGGTGTATATCACTGCCGTGGGCGTAATCTCTGACTCCCCGACTACGAACGAGTCTTCATTCTCAGTCCATCCGAAATGTGCGTGTGCTCTCAATGCTTTCTCTGACACCTGCAACTCCTTTAATACTCTAGTTATATAGGTCATGATGTTGTCCATCTGTTTGCCGTACGCGAATACACCGTTCGCTGACAGCAGATCCCTGCATTTATCTTTAGACAGCAGGTCGCCAACTGGGGTAGTAAATTGGCGTAGTCCATCTCGGGGTAGGTATAGCCGTAGCCATGCGATCTCCCCGACCCCTGCTTCGTATAGCCGTTGCGTTACGAAGAAGTCATGCTCATAGATACAGGTTTCTTTCTCGCTATCTCCATCTTTTTCTTTCCAAATGCCACCAGCTTTGCCTCGGAAGTAGGGCCATGGCAGTGGGGGAATCTGGTACTGAACCGCTATCCCCGACGAGTTAAACGCCGCTACCGTAGTGCCGGGAGCGGCCTTCTCAATGATCGCCCCTAGCTGAATCGGACTTGTGATCTGATTGTAGTGGGGACAGTTCTTGCAGATACCGGGGGCTAGGGTGTCAAAAGTTTTACAGACGTACGGGCCTTTGGTCTTCTCAGCCTTCTGCCTAGTTTCATCCGCATCGTAGTTAGGGTGATCCTTCGACATCTTGTGGATGGAAGTCTCAGCGTCATCGCAGTACCATGCAATCGACAACCCCGCGCGCCACATCGGTTCGGATACCGACGTTTGTTCAGAGACAATGTGCTTGATATGAGCACATCCCTCATCTTGCAAACTACGTTTAGCAATCAGGGAGAACTTGGTTGCCTTATTATTAAGCAACGCTTTCGTAGCTTCATCTAACTGACGGCGCGGCCCCAGCTTGCTATCGGGCTTCGATACTGCCAGACCCTTCTCACGCAGCGTCGTAACTTCTATGACGTTGAGAGGACGCGTAGCCTGATGGATGATCCGCGAAACATTGCGAGAAATAATATGCGTTGTGCCCGGAACCCGAAGAATCCGAGACGCATCTGTAGTGCAAGCGTTGTCGATGTCGAGCCCATGCTGAGCCCCTAGTACCGCCATCCCCCGCGCTATGGGCTGCCATTCTTCTTTTGGAATCTCGGCTTCAAGCGGCCAGTACACATGCAGGCCACCGCCTGAATCCACAATCCATGGATCGGGTAGAGCGGTGTCTGTAACGAATTTACGGATGGCTACCGCAGCTTCTGTGCGGTCTTTGTAGACAGCCTTTTCCTTGTGGGATGGTGTCTCTTGCGTATCAATATCAAACCAAACTGCCTTGACGTAAGCCGCGTTATCGCTCTCACGGCTATCGCCATTAGCAAACGAACTCAGAGCAAAGTAGACATTTATTCCTTTCTTTTCAAAATCTAATGCACCCTGCTCTAACTCTGCAAAGTTGTTTGCAGCTTTATGCAGTACGATGGCTTTCTTCGGTCCATTGATCTTCTTGATCCCAACGGCGAAGTAAATACCGTGCCCCGGTCCGGGCAGGACCGCCTTAAACAGCGACTGCATGTCACCACTCGATAGTAGAGAAATCGGAAATTAGTTCTTTAACCCTCGGTAAGTGTCGGTTTTTATTGGGAAGCGTCCGTCCTGTAAACCACATATAAATAGTCATACGGGAAACTTTTAAGTGACGGGCAACTTTGGTGGCAGGAATGTCGCGGTCGATACAGAGCAAGCCAAGTTTGACGCCTTCTTTTTCAGGGTCAGCTTTCTTGACTTGGTCTACAAATCTAATACTGTAGCCAAGCATGGCAATCCTTTGGAAAAGGGGTGTAAAGCGATTCTTTACACCCCCAGAGGTCTTAGTGAGCGACGCTGTTCGCTGCCTTGCGGGCTTCTGCTTTGGCTTTCGCTGCGAGTGCAAGTTTAAGTCCCTGCTCCCTCATTCTAGCCCGACGTTCGGGAGTAACGAGCATCGGGCGGCGAACCGTTTTCTCCACAGACTTTGGCGCGACTGCCCCGTTCTTGGCTTCGTAGATCCCGGCCCAGTAGGCGAGCTGCTGTTCGATGGTACGCATCTCGGTTGCGGCAATCCCGGAGATTTTTTTAGCAAGTTGCTCTTCAATGTTAAGTTTTACTTTAGGCTGTTTCATGATTACTCAAAACAAGGTTAAGGAAAATGCCGGGTAAACCCAACCCGGCGTGGGTTTGGACACTTAGTCTTCGTCGTCCCAACGGCTCATAACATCATCAGCCGTCTTGGGTTTCGGAGCTTCAGGCTTAGCGCGTTTGATCGGCTGTTTAACCGGAAGAGCGGCTTCCTCTTCCTCTTCTTCCTCCACTGCCACAGGGGCAGGTGAGGCTTTCGGTTTCTCCTTCGGGATTACGCCCGGAGTAGCGCCGTCAGTTTTGCCGGGGGTAAATGCAATTGCATTACGCGCCTCTGGAGTTTGTGCTTTGGCTTGCACTGTCTCCCACTCCGCTTCCTCCAGAGGGCGCACCGCCTTGAAGAAAAGTTTAGGAGTAGCCGAGTCCGTATCAAACTTCATCTCCGTCACGACTGCCGTGATCGGAACCCCGTGCCCAGCCAGATAGCGCGTATACGCTTCCAGCGGGAGCTTGCCACCCTCAGGCTTGCCAAACAGCGACGTAGCAGGGATAACGAGTTGATACACGTCACCCTCAATATCGTTCGCCAAGAGCACCGCGAGACGGTGCGAGAACCGGCAAGCGCGTGAGTTCCCCTGCCCACTACCCGCAATGTTTTGCGGACAAGTTGCACAGGTCTTTGCCTGAGGTTTTTCAGACTCTTCGTCGGGTTTGATCCCGTCGTTGCTGAAACATGCAGGGAGAACCTTCTCCCCTTCCTCATAGACCCCAGCGTAGAACGTGCGGCTATGCGAAGGAGCGGCGGCAGCAACGACCACTTGCATCGAGCGGTCATCAGACTTGGCAATCTCTTGCCCACCAACGATCATACGGAACACCGACCCACGGATCGAAATCCGCTTAGCTTGTGAACCACCCATGAGGGATTTTGTGGCGCTATCCATTTGCGCGTTACGCAGGTAGGACGGCAGGTTACCTTTGAACAGAGCTAGTTCGCTCATTTTGATGCTCTCCTGACAGTGATGTCATAGCGGTTGTCAACATTCAGACCTTTCGGCATCAGGTTGGGATTCTCTTGAAGAAACTCCTTCATGTTGCCTTGATGGATGCGCTTCTCCAGAAGGCCAAGCTCACCCGAGTTTGCGATCAGGTCATACATCGCTTCCCAGTCCGAAGTCCAGTAACGAGTCCTCACCGTTCGCATCACCGTGCCGCCACTGGTTTTAAGAGTGTCTGCACCGGTATCCTTGCAAATCTCCAGAAGCTGCTGGGATATGACATCCAACTGCTCCTCAAGCTCTGCATCTTCTTCTTCAAACTTGCGCTTCAGCGCATTGCGGGCGTCACGTATCTTGACGTACACCTTGGCTAATTTATCTGCCGACATTGGCTCTCTCCTCTGAGTGAGTTGACACTGTATAACAACTACTTGGCAGTGTCAAGCACTTCTTCGCGGTAGAGACCAACTATTTTTGAGTGGATGTCTTCACGCTCGCGCAGCATCTTGTAGATCTTGCGCTCGACCGAACTACCCACAATGTGGATGACGGTCACAGGGTGCTTCTGTCCAGCCCTATGCACCCGAGCGTTCGCCTGTAGATATGTCTCTAAAGACATAGTAGGACCGTACCAGACTACCGTGTCGGCAGCGGTCAGAGTTACCCCATGAGCAGCGGCTTGTGGCTGGATTATCAGAACCTTGGGGTCTGGGGTAGTTTGAAAAGTCTTAAAGATATCCGTCCTCTTGCCAGCCGACACATCGCCCGAGATGACATCCGCAGTGACACCCTCTTTGGCAAGGTGCTCCCGCACTAGCTCGATGGCGTTCTTGAAGGGGACAAACACCAGCACCTTGTTGCTGGCTTCCGTAATAATTTCGGACAGCACGCCGAGCCTAGAAGAAGCGTCGAAGTTCACAGTTTCTTTTGAGTCTGTGTAAACTGTGCCGCACGCCATCTGTAGCAACTTGTTCATCAGGACTGCGGCGTTGACTGCGCTAATCTCCTCGTCTGCCGCTGAGACCATGTTGTGCACCAACATACTTTTGTAGTACGCCTGTTGCGTCTTGGTCATCGGTACGTCCCGGTCAACGTACGTCATGTCTGGCAGGTCTAGGCAGTCGGCCTTCAAGAACCGAATCGCTGGCTGCAATACCCTGTGCACAATATCTTTTGCGTTATCTCTTGGCAGGTATCTGTACTGCGTCAGGCGGTACATCACCATATCGCGGAACACCCCTGAGAATTTAGGGACACCTGCGGGGTTTACTAGGCGCGCTAAGCCGAAGGCATCTACAGGAGACTGCGCGGCTGGTGTGCCGGTCAGCATCCACAACCACCGGTCCTCGTTGAGCAGCCGGTTCATCGCCTTCCATCGCTTGGTAGTGGCAGTCTTGTATGCCGACGCCTCGTCGATGACGATCAGGTCAAACTCACTCACGTTGATTTCTTTCTCAACGATCTCGATCCCGTCATAGTTGATGATGACGAACTCGGCGTCGCCGTTGATTATCTTCCTGCGTTTTTCTGAAGATCCGTGAGCCACGTCTACCGTGCGGTGCATGGCAAACTTAAACAGATCCGACTGCCACGCCGACTGCATGATGGACAAGGGGCATACCACCAAGACCCTACGCAGGAAGCCAAGAGTCATGAGGTAGTCAGCGGCCCAGATGACGCTGGCGGTCTTGCCTGTCCCCTGCTCGTTGAAGCAGAAGGCGCGTTTGTGTAAGGTTAGAAACGCAGCCGTTTCCTTCTGATGGGAAAAGGGTTTATGCACCCCCGGCCACTTGTAGTCCCGCTCGATGGGACTAGGAATGTTCTTGATCTTTAGGATCTTAAGCGCGTGTGTTTCAGGTATACCCCAAGGTACAAGCACCTGTGAAACATCGCCTAACTTATTGACTAATTTACTTGTTTTTATTGCGTCTAGAACTCTCTCGGGCTTACTAAGGTTAAGTAGTAAGCCTTTCCCCTCTAGTATTTCCATGCTCTCTCACGTGTTTTTCTTGACCGTATGGTCAGAGTTTCTTTGGAAGGAACGATTGTCGCTCGGGCTAACTAAGCGTAGGTTGCCCTTTGCATTAGTCCCTCCTTTAGAGAGGGGCTTGACATGATCAATGTCTTTTCCCTTCCTGTCAACCCCTTCCGCATCTAACTTGCGCCGAGCACGTGCACGTGCGGCTCGCGGGGCTTTCTCGTTACGCTTTTGCTCCATCTCCCACTCGTGCTTGTAGGGGCGAGGCTTCTTGGTGTAAGGCATTTAGTTTCTTCCGTTGTGTGGGCAGATTGCCACTGGACAATATTTTTGGCAGGTGAAGTTAGGTTTCGGGTTCCACACGTCAGTAGCATAGGCTTCCTTCAGTGGGACGTAGCTATCCCAAGTCTCCTGCATAAGCCGAGGCACGGAAGATTCTCTATGGTACTTGCGTTTGACCAACTCGTTGGCTACAACGAAGATGAGCGCGGCCTTGATGACCTTGACATCGGGGAAGTGGGCGAACGTAGCTAGTGCAAGCAAGTCTAGCTGTACGGTATCTGCGTAGCGAGAAGTCTTTCCCGTTTTGTAGTCAATTACTTTGGAGAGTTCTCCGTTGACTACTACCAAGTCCGCGATACCCCGCCACCATACATCAGGCGCGGTGAACGTGCAGGGCGTACCATCTTCACGCAGCCCCATCTTGTACTCGGCGTACTTATCTCCCTCGTACGCATCTATCTTGTTCATGTACCCCTCCATATATTTATACTGGGGAGGGATTGGTTTTTTCTCAGTGATGTAGTCTTCAGCGGCTTTGTGGACGGCGCTGCCGTACAGCAGCGCTTCTGTTTCTTTATCCTTAAAATCTTTAAGAACCCTAAGATGGTGGTACTTTTTGGGGCACTGCTTAAACAGCGACATCCCGCTGTACGACCAAACTATAGGCTTCTCAAGAGTCTGCATAAGTAGGGCCGCATCCTATTTCACAATCTACGGGTAAACCATTAGCCCACGTCGGTGTCCATCGCATACATTCCTGAACGTATGCCATCGCCTCGTTAGACTCTTGCTCTGGAACAATTATAGACACTGCATCATGTACTGTCAAGACCGGACGATATCTCTTTGCGATCCTTAACATTTGCTCCCCCACAATGATCCGGGCAAGAGCCTGCACCACATTCTCCACCAGCTTACCACCGTATAGCTTCACGTTCTTCTCACGCAACGTGCTGTACATGACACCCTCCACCGGCGTCGTCCTCAAGTTGTTGTACTCAATCTTCATGGTGTTGGGCAGCATGATGCAATTGTGTCCTATCTCCAGCAGGTCATTCTTTCCTAGTCTCCAGCCTCGGGAAGTGAGCATGTAGTGTATGGCTCTGTCTGCCAGCTTCCACAGATGCACGATGTTGGGATTGAAGGCCCGGTACACTTGAATGATGCGGTCGGCCTCGTTCTTGGAAATCTGAGTCTCTTTCTTGAGAGACAACATGCCATGAAACTTTTCTGCCCCCATGCCGTAGCCGCACCCAAGGATCACGGTCTTGCCAAAGAATCTTTCCTCTTTGGATATCCTATCAACGGGCTTGTTGTAAATCTTTGATGCCATGATCTTGTAGACATCCTCGCCATTAGCGAAGGCAGTCACTAAGTCTTCCTGCCCAGCCAGCCACGCGAGGGTGCGCGCCTCGATCTGCGAGGAGTCACAGGAGATGATGACGTGCCCCGCCGGTGCGCGTAGTGATTTCTTTAGGGCGGAGGCAGCCCCCCTACTAGGTAGGTTCTGCATATTAAGTTTGTCAGACCCGCCCCACCTGCCGGTGTGCGCTGCGTAGTATTTAAGAGGGACAGGCAGTGGGCCGCGTTTGCCTATGCCAATGAACCGCTCGGTGCGGGATTCTTCGATGGTTGTCTTGACCCCAAGCCGCGCAGCCACCACTGCTTGCACCCGCAGGTCAGGGTGCTCAAGCAACGCTTGGAACGCCTCGTCCGTCTTGGCAAAGGCGTAGGCTGGCTTACCAGTAGTGGGAGAGGCTTTGATGGGGGGCACAACGTCAAGCCTGCGCAGTATCTCGGCAAACTTCGGGTTGCTCATCACGTCCTCAAGATTGATGTCGGCGTCCTTAAGTAGCTTAGCCTTGTTCTCTTTCACCTTAATCAGATGTTCCTCAAGCAGGTGCACATCCACTTCAAGGGTAGGCTGGGTGAACATGCGGATCGTGAGGTCGATCAGCTTTAATTCTTTTAGAGGGAACTCATCGAACGTAAAGTCATCGTTGGCGCGAAAGTTATACATACGTGTGTACAACGCAGCGGTTAGCTCCACGTCGTTTCGGCAGTACTCCATGTACCGCTCCATCTCCGCAGGTGTAAAACTTTTACGCGTCTTACCCAGTGCGTTGATGACTTCGGTTCCCTTCGCGCCCAACTGAAAATACTCAGCAAGGGGAGCTAGCCCTACCTTGTGTCTCGTGCCAAGAAGTGCTTGCGCCATCGACATAGTATCGAGCCAAGCCTTTGGGTAAATGTCGAAATGCCACGCCAGAATAGCTGCGTCAAATACTGCGTTGTGAGCACAGGCTGCTGACGATGCCCAATCGAACTGCTCCAGCCACCTTTTCGTATCGGCGCGTGAACCAGAGAAGCTCTCCGTCTTCTCATCGTCCACTTTAACCGCCACCCCGATGACTTCAAATCTTGGATCACGGACGTACTCCTCAGTAGATATTTTGGAGAGACTGAAGTCTCGGTCGTAATAAGTTTCAAAGTCTATGGTTATCACTAAGTCATCCCTCAGATTTTTTATAGTCGGCGTTACGCGTGGCGTACTCCCACCCCGCTATGAACGCATCGTACAGCGCGTGTTCCATAGGGTGCGCCCCGCCCGCGACCATGAATCGCCCTCTAGTTTCATACCACCATTTCTGCCACGCCTGTCCCTTATTCATTGGCGGGGGCATCTCTTCGACTGAGTAGTTCATGTGTTGTTCTCCTCATCGTCCATGTCTTTGAGCATTTGGTTCAACGCAAACATCTGTTTAATTTTCTCCATGCTGTGCGCATGAATCATGTTCTGTACCGCACGCAAAGCTTCATTCGCCCCATACAATTCTAGGATTTCGTTTTTAATTTCTTCTTTGGTTTTCATGTGTTCTTCTCCTCTGGTCCGTTAAACATAGCAACCCCAAATGCTTCAAGAACTTTTGCTTTAACAGCTTCGCGCCTTTCTTCTGGAATGTCTTTGACTGCATCCTCTAAAGTTTTGCGAAGGAAATCAGTCATTTGCTGTGGGGTAATAATTGAACTCATGTGTTTTTTTCCTTGCGTTTGGCAGGGGCGAATCGGGTGTATAGAACGCCTATTCGTTCTTGCAAGGCATCTTTATCAAGCAGACATAACTTGTGCATATCAGCAGCTTCCAACGTGATAGCCCGCAGATGAAGACCTATGGTGGCAGCCGCCATGTCCGTACAAACATCTTTGCCAGAGGTGAGGTGGAGAATCATGTGTTCTTCTCTTTGAGTTTGGCTTCTATGGCTTTGTATAACGTCAAGGGAAACATCATGGTTGTGCCACCCTTTTCCCAATGGTCGTTAACTTCTAACTGCACAGAGGTGTATATTTCATCTACTTCCTCATCCGTCAGCCCGACCCACGTTGGGTGAGGCCACATGGCTACTAAATTTTTTGTTAACGCCTCGTTGTCACGTTTTGCGTAAGCGTACTGGTAAACAAAGCTAGCAAATAGTGCAAGTTTGTTGACGTAATTACTTTCCATTTCGTCAAGCGGCTCATCCATTTTTTTGTCGGCGTTGTTCGCGTAGCAGTCCAGTCCGGCAGTTATTGCCATATTAATAATGGTTTCTCTATCCACAATTTTTCTCCTTTAACCTAGCTTCAAGTGCAACCACCATATCCACTACATAAGGGCGGTTCGCAAAACTAATTTCTTTAACCTCTTCCGGGGTCAGCCCGACCCAAGGGCGCTTTTCTGCAATCGCCATCTCAACCATCTTGCGAAGTTCTTCATCGCAATCTATCACTCGGTTAAACGCCACTTCGTTGACACGAGCGCGGTGAAATAATTGTATGTATTCTTCGGAAGTCATGTGTTCTTCTCCTTGAGTTTGGCTTCAATCTGGTCAAACAGTTTGCGGGTGTAGCCTTTGATTGGCGTATCCCCCCACGGCCCTATAATTTCTTTGATCTCCTCATCCGTCAGCCCGACCCACTGGCGCTGTGGTGGGGTGGTATAGAGGGGGGTTGATTTATTGAAATGAGGATGCGCTTGCTCCACAAACCGCTGATCTGTAAAGGTAAGGTGCTTTTTTGCGTCCCATTCATACATCCACGCCACCGGTTCTTGCTCCGGCTGCGCCAATCTATTGCGCGGTGCATGAACCATTAACTCACCTTCCCAAACAGCCCCACAAACGCAAGTAAGAGTTTGCTCTGGCTGCGCCAACCTATTT